TTTCCCAGTCACGATCCTTTATAGGATCGTGGACGAGAACTGCATAGACAGGGAGATGGTAGGATTTTAGCCTGAAAAACAGGAGAAAAACAGGATGGCAAGGTTTCAATCAGGACAATCAGGTAACCCTAACGGACGGCCTAAGAAAGGAACAGCACTTACTGATGTACTCAGAGAAGCCGTTAACGCTGAAGATCTTGCAGCCAAGCTTTTAGAGATGGTAGAGGCTAATGATATGACGGCTATCAAGTATGTATATGACCGTATAGACGGTAAGCCTAAAGAGTCGATTGACTTAGACCACAGCGGGGATATTATATACAGGGTCAAGACAGCAGAAGAGAAATAATGCCAACTATAGATATTGATTTAAGCCAAGTGCCGGAAGTGATGAATACAGCTTTCCGGCATTTTTTATATTCAGACTACCGTAACAACGTAATTGTTGGCGGTGCCGCTTCTGGAAAGTCTTATGATACCGCAGAGGTCGTAGTATATAAGATGTTAGCTGAACCTGGGCACCGCTTTCTTGTAGTGCGTAAGGTAGGCCGGACATTAAAGCATTCAGTATTTGACCTGATTGTAGCTATTATCAGCTCATGGGGAATGACGCCGTTATTCAAGATTAACAAAACGGACTTGTCGATTACCTGCATAGCGAACGGGAATGAGATATTATTCACCGGACTGGACGACGTTGAGAAACTTAAGTCAATATTCGGCATTACTGACATATGGATAGAAGAAGCGTCCGAGATAACCGAGGCTGACTACAATCAGTTAGACCTACGGCTTAGAGGTGAGACTAAATACAAGAAGCAAATCTTCCTGACGATGAATCCGATCAGTGCCTTACATTGGGTCAAGATACGCTTCTTCGACAGACAAGAGCACGACACGATTACGCACCGGTCTACCTACCGAGACAACCGGTATTTAGACGCTGACACTATCGCACGGATGGAGTCAATTACTGACCCATATTTCAAGGACGTTTATGTTGATGGCAATTGGGGTGTATACGGCAACATCGTATTCAACAATTACGTCGTAGATGATTTTCCCTTTACCGAATCTGACCTTGAGAATGTATGCCAAGGAATGGACTATGGATTCGCACACGCATCAGCAGTAATCCGCATGGGGTTCCATAACGATGAGCTGTATGTATTCGACGAGCTATACGGCAAGGGGTGGACTAATCAGGACTTCATAGATGCTGCAATTGACCAATGGGGTGATGACGCTAAGTATTGGGGCATCACGGCAGACAGCGCCGAGCCTGACAGAATCGAGGAATGGCGTCGGGCGGGGTTCAGGGTCACGGCCGCCAAGAAGGGCAAAGGGTCGCTTAAATACGGCATCGATTATCTGTGTCAGCATAAGATGCACGTTCATCCACGGTGTCAGAACTTGATTAAAGAACTACAGATGTTTAAGCGCCGAGAGGATAAAGACGGCAATGTGCTTGATGAGTTTGTCGAGATAAACGACGACTGCATAGCTGCATCACGGTACGCAACCGAGTGGATATGGGGACAGTATCACGGTGCTGTATCAGAGTATTCAGCCGACGACTTCGGACTATAGGGGAATCAATGAAACGGATAATAACAGACAAAACAGTATTGACTGAAGCCGACATAATAGACTTTATCAAGATGTATGAAAAAGAATACACCCCTAAGTATGAAAAGCTATGGGCTTACTTTCAGGGCAATAACACCAAGATTCTTGACAAGAAAGCGCCCGACCCGAATAACCCTGATAACAGGACTCCGGTGCCTTACGCTAAGAAGATAATAACGACCTTTACAGGGTACGCCTACAGACCGAGATACATAACGTACAAGTCAGATAATGAACAATATGCACAGGCTTTGCAGGCGACTTTTGACGATAATAACGAGCACATCAAGACGAGTATGCACGGACGAAATACGGGCATCTACGGGGTGTCCTATGAGCTGTTATATATAGACGGCGACAATCAGGCATTGCCTAAGTTCGCCGTTGTTGACCCTCGGCAGATGATACTGATATATGACAATTCTATCGAGCCGAAAAAGCACAGCGCAATACGCTACTACAAGACGGCGACCTCGGACGACGGGGATCTCTATGAGGTGATTCTATACAGCAAGACCGGTACCGATTTCTATACCATGAAGCGTGACAGGTCGGGCAATATCGAAAGCCTGACGCTGACTAATTCAGAGCCTAATTATTTCGACGGTCTGCCGATTGCGGCTTACTATTTAGGCGATCAAATACAGGGCTTGATTGAACCTGTATTACCGCTTATCGATGATTATGACTTACTGATATCTGACAGCATGAACGAGTTCGACAGGTTCGCACACGCTTACATGCGGTTAGTCGGCATGAGCCTGTCAGGGTTCGCTAACAGTAAAGAACCTGGGGCGATCAACCGAGCCTTGAAGCTTATCAAGCGTAGGCGCATATTTGAACAGCTACCGGAGAAAGACGCTGTAACATTTTTGACTAAAGACATACCTACTGATTATATACAGTACATGTCAGAGCTTGTCAGGGAGCAGATACACAATCAGTCGCACGTACCCGATCTTAACAGCGGGGCGTTTAAAGACGGTATATCCGGCGTAGCAGTTCAGCGCCTAATGTTCGACTTTGAGAATGTCGTATCTACTGCCGAAGCCGAGTTTGACGTGGGCCTGATGGATAGGATAACCCTGATTAACAGCATCTACAGCAAGACGGGCAGACCTACAGGCGAGCCTAATGAGGTGACTATCTCACATAAGCGGAATGCACCACTTAACATCAAAGAGTTTGCCGACACCGCACTTGTAATGAAACAGGCCGGATTTAGCGATTACCTTGTAGCCGATATAATGCCTGATGATATTATCCCTGATGTACAGGCGGAGCTTGACAGGCAGGAAGAAGAAGCGGCAGCGATGATGCCGGACGTTGAGACGATACCCGAGGTTGAATAATGGCCGACCGACAACAGCAAGCGCTTAACGCACTCGACAAGCGGCTTGACCTTAAGGAGCGTACTTTAGCGGCTGTTTACCGTGATGCGCTAATATCCATCCGTGGCAAGATGTCGGTTATATACGACAAATATTCAGTAAACGGAACATTAACTAAGGCGCAGATGACAAAGTATAACCGTTATGCGTCGATGGAAAAGGCCATATTAAAAGAGCTTACACCGGCTATTGCTAAGTCGGTTAGGGATATCAAACGTCTTGCGCCTACTGAATATGAGGCTGCTTACTTTCGCATGGCATGGGCGCTTGATAATGAGAACGGGGTGCGCCTGAATTGGGGTACGGTAAATAAGGACACAATTCAGGCAGCGCTTGCAAACGAGTTCACGAATATAGCGCTTAAGGGCTTGACTACCGATTCACAGCTTGCGGTTAGAAGAGCATTGACCGACGGTTTAGCCGTCGGTAAATCTTACCCGCAGATGGTTAAGGACTTAAAGCAAGCTGTCAATCTCAGTTACAATCGGGCTATCAGGATTCTGCGAACTGAAGGACAGGACGCACAGAACGCCGGAGCCGATGCGACATATATGAAGGCCGACGATTTAGGCATCGAAGGCGGTAAGGTATGGGACGCAACATTAGACGGCGATACCCGACCGACACATGGAGCTATTGACGGGAAGAAAGCCGACAGCAAAGGGCTATTCTACCTAGGGGGCAACCCCGCCAAATATCCGGCTGATTCAGCATTGCCAGCCGGTGAACGTATAAATTGCCGTTGCCGTATCCGGTACGAAGTTGAGGGTTATTCCCCGCAGATTCGACGGACAAGGGAACAGGGAATCATACCGTATCAGACTTACCCTGAGTGGGTGAAAGAATACGGGAAACCAAAATCAAGGAGACAGTAAATGTCAGATCCAATTATTCAGGAACCGGTAGATCCTTCTAACGAACCTGAACCCAAGGCACCTGAAGAGGGGCTTACAGTAGAAGAGCTTGCGGCGCAGTTAGAGCAGATTAAGAAAGCGCAGGCCGGGAGCGATAAAGCATATCAAGAAACGGCCAAGAGACTTAAAGAAGTCGAAGCCGAGAAAGACAGGCTCAAGAAAGCAAACATGGACGAAAAAGAACGTGCTGATTTTGAGCGTGAAGAAAAAGAGCGTGAACTCGCAGAGAGAGAGAGCGAAATAAACAAGGCAACGTTGCGGCTCTCTCTCGTGGAGGCATTAGGTGCGGCAGAGATGGAAATCGATTTTGCCGACTTTGTGCCAGGGAACACGAAAGAAGAAGTTATCGAAAATATCGGCAAGCTGAAAGAACTCGTAAATACAGAGGTCGGGAAGCGTGTTACTCAGACATTGAATAGCACTACTAAGCCAACGGCGGGGGAGACTCCGGCGGGCAAAGGTGCTGTTGATCCGAAAGGCAAATCCTTCCAAGAACTTGAAAGATTAGTCAGGGAAAGAAAACTTTAATAGGAGTATTAAATGGGACTTGATACATACGTACCTAGTTTATGGGCACCAGCGCTGCTTAGCCCTCTGTACAAAGCCTTTGTTTTCGGCTCAGTCGTCAACAGAGACTACGAAGGCATGATCACTCAGATGGGTGACAGCGTAAGAATTAACGAAATCGGGGAAGTTACAATTTCCGATTATTCAAAATACGGCGCTTTAACATGGCAGGAATTAACCACCGCTCAGAAGACATTGCTCATTGATCAGGCTAAATCTTTTAGCTTTGCGATTGATGATGTTGATGCAGTACAGGCGGCGGGCAAGGATGCTATGTCAAAGGCAATGACCGACGCAGGTCAGAGAATCGCCGATACAATCGATCAGCATATCGCAGGGCTTTACACTGATGCAGGAATCACCCTGACAGCAACAACCGCAACCACAACCAATGCTTTGTCATGGGTAGCTGATGCAGCTGAAGCACTCAATGAAGCTAATGCTTCGACAAGTGGAAGGTTTCTGATTATACCACCTAAGATTCATACTAAGCTTCTGCTTACTGTATCTGGTGGTGTAGACACAACTGCTGTACCTAAAGATTTTGGCAACGGGCTTATTGCTAACGGTTACGTCGGCAATATTTACGGCTTCAATATTCTGCTTAGCAACAACGTTCAGACATCAGCAACCAACGTTTATCAGCCTATGTTCATGACACGATCGTGCGATCGTGACTGGGAAAC